GTCGTTTATATTCGAAAGAGCAGCGGTCACATACGGACCACATATCGAAGACGCTCATCGTAAGCCTTCACCGATATTGTTCTCGGGGCTACCTTGCGTCCGGTCAGAGGAGTCAGAGCGGCGAGCGCGCCGGGCCTCATTGTTGATGGCTGCCAGTTCCTCGTCCGTCTGGGCCTTCCAAATTGCAATGGCATTGGAGTTCTTGGTCCAGGCGTTGGCATACATCATAGCCGCCGAGAAGAACGCCACTTCAGCATTATCGGAGAACCAGTTGGAAGGGGCGGCCGTCGAAAGGATCGTGACTTTCGGAATGTATTCGAGGGTAGCCAGGGTGTTTGCATTAGGAGTTGGGGCTAGAAAGACGGCCGAGTTGTCTTTGGTTGCGTAGTATTTGGGCCGCCCGACCGAAGTGTAGATGGGCCAGTAGGCTGTGAGGTATTCGTTGGTCTGCTGGATTAGGTTGACGTTCTCGGTGGAAGTCGCCAAGTTAAGGCTCTTCAAAACGAGTACGTCGGAAGGCAGGCGAACGTTACGTTCGGAGGCGCTAACTGTTACGTCTGTAAATCGGATTAGGGCGACCGGATCAACTCGGCGTTGCAGGTAGGATTGGGCGCGCGTAATGATGGAAGGGATGGCCGCCTCAAATTCAGCGGAGTCTTCTTCCATGTTCGCGATGATGTCGGTGCGGAGCGAGTCATAGGTGTATGGCATCAGTAGGCTCGCGCGGTTCGAATATAGATGGACCCGCGTTCACGGTCTTCGCGCATGGCCTCCTTAATTGCTGCTTCGTATTCAGCGCGGAGGAGTTGCAGGCGATCAACTGGAACGCGATTAAGACGCCGCATACCCACATAGTAGGCAAGGCCATAGAGGAGGGCGGGAAGAAAGCGGCGCGGAACGTCTATGTTGTTGTAGGCCCGGATCGTATCTTCGGTCGTCTTCTGGACGGTGATGACGAGATCATAGACGGCGCTAGGTATGGGCCACAAGTTCAAGGTGTTGCCGTCGAGGCGCCGATCAAACCAGTATTGGACGGGTCGGCCCGTCTGATCTTTGGAGGGGATTTGGGCCCAGCCTTCATAGCCGAGCCGCTCGATGGTCATGCTGTTGTTGGAAGTGTCTCGAACAGCAATGTTGAGGGTATCGAGGATTGTGTTGTCGAAGGTGATCTGGGACTGACCAATCGAAGTCGGGATGGTCGTCGTTTCAATTTTGTGAAGGAGGACGTTGCGGTTCTGGATTTGGGTGAGGAGGTAGTCGAGCCCGCGCATAGCCGATTGAAGTTCTTCGGCAAGGATCGGCTCGCCGCCAACCATTCCAGCAGCGTCTTGAAGGAGTTCGTCGAAAGTGGGACTGAAATCAGAGGTTCCGCTGGTAGCCATTTCGTAACCTCACGAGGGAAGGTGGACCAACATTGCTGCTGGCCCGCCCATCCTTAGCCGATAACAACGTGAACGATCACATCGCCCGCCGTAACGGTAGACGTGGTGATCGAGACGATAGCCTGAACAGTGGTGTCGGCCGTCAGCGCAATGCTATTGGTCGAGACCTGAGCAGCCGAAGCCGCATACGCCAGACGCCCAGCAGTGTTGACGGTGGTCGCCGCATACAGAGTAGCAGGGGCAGCGGCCGTACCAATCGTGAAGTTGGTTTCGTCATTGTCGTAGGCGGTGACAACGTCGATAACGCATTCGTAGAAGGTCGAGCCGGCCGGTGCAACGAACAGGGGGATAGTGGTGGTGCCCGCTGCGGTGCCCGTCTGAGCCGTACCAATCCGGACCGAATAGCGGGCGGGGACACGAGCAGCGACCGCAGCCGCGCCAGCCTCGCCCATTTCGGGCCGCTTGATGTTGACAGGATAGCTGAAGGTAGTCATCTGATTCTCCTAGCAGGTTGGAGGAAAGGGGGCCTAAACCCCCAATCCATTAGGTTGAACCAGAGGAGCCGTACCACTGACGCCAGTCAGACCAGCCGAACGAGTAACGCTCGCGGGCCTTGTAGCGCATGTTGCCGGTCAGGAAGTCAACGTCGTCCTTCGTGGCAAGCGGGGCACGCACAAACATCTTGGTGCCGTTCGGAACGTCCGTCCGGATGAACCAAGCGTTCGGGTCAGTGAAGCGGTGGTTGACAGTGTAGCCCTTCGAGAAAAGGCCCATGTCGCGCATCGCGTTCGTGTCGTTGTCGGCCGTAGCCACGCGACCCTCGGACTTGAGGATACGGTGAGCCACGAACTTCAGCTGGGGCGGCAGGTGCAGCGAGACAGCCTGCGAACCAATCAGAATACCACGGTCATCCTTGAACAGGCTGATGTTGATCAGCGCATTTTCGAGAGCCGTTTCCGAGAGGTCGGCGGACACCTTGTTGGACTGCGTACCGGCAGCCAGAGTCGGGTGGTCCGTGGCGAAGAGCGGCTTACCGTCACCACCAGCATAGAGCGCCGAAGCAGAGAAGCCGTTGTTGAAGACATTCGCCGCCTTGACTTGCTTGGCATTACCCATAGCACGGCCCATGGCAGCAGCCTTCATCTTGCCGGTCGTTCCGTAGAGGTTGTCTTCGATAGCCTCTTCCGTGATGGCAAACGCCATGGCAACGGTTTCGTGCGTCCAGCGGGAAGTCCAGGCTTCCGTCGCCGTATCGAAGAAAACCTGCTCGCCTTCACCCTTGACAGGTGCAGTACCGAAACCAGTTTGAAGGACTTCCTCTTCGAACGAACGGTCAGACCGCTCGATGTCAAAGAGGGGAGTATGCTCGTTGTCAACCGCCTTGTAGGCCACACCAAAAATGGCGTTGAGGCCAGGAACAAGCTGCTTGGCGAACTGAGCGCGAGTAAGAACAGCCATCTATTTATCCTCCTATTAGGCCGCGCTGACCTGATCGAGGATCGGGCCGTTCAGCTTCACGACCACGACCGGGTACGGATCACCCCAGTTGTTGTCCGTGATGCGAGCAAGGCCGACCACCTTGAGGGCAGTACCAATAGCCGACGTGCGCGTAGAAGCATCCAGCGCATACTGCGACGTGCCATAAATGCTGTTGACATCGCCGCCCGTAGCCGTCACATCAAAGTTCAGGCCAAGATCGCCAGCAGTCACCGAGGCATCAGCCTGGATGAGGAACAGCGTCTCGGGATTGTCGATAACGTAGGCAACCGGGCGAGTGCCCAGACCTTCGATGTCGCCCGCCGAGGACGTGTCAGCCGGAATGCTGTTGCGGATTTGGGGCTGCTTCGTGGTCGGATCGACCCAAGCAAAACCAACCGCCGCGCCGAGAAGCGGACCGCCGCCCGTGCCAGCCGAAGTGATAACGCCACCGCTCATTTTAACCGGGCTGCCCTTACCAAGATCGGGGCAAGCAGAACCGTTAGGGAGCGGATAAGCACGAACCTCGTTGCCATGCGTGCCAAGGGCAGCTACAGCGCGGAGGCCGAATGGGGCAAAAGATTGTGCCACCTTTCATCTCCTTATCCAAAAGAGGGACGTCGCCCTCGTGAAACTCGTTTCGAACTATCGTTGGTAAAGCGGACAGTGCGACCGCCATCTTCATAGTTGATCGTCTTACCGTCGAAAGCCTGCTCTGCAAGGTTGGCCCTATCTTCGGCCCAGCGTTGGATGGCTTCCGCTTTACGACGAGGCAACTTGGCCAGGACCAGATCGCCATTGACTGCCGCGCCTTCCAGCACGGAAATCTTATTATCGAGCGAGGGGAAAACGAAACCTGCGGGAACTTCTTCCCGACTAACGAATGCCCAACCTTCTCTCATACGCGCGGACACATTGTTGTAGTCTTCTTCGTTCCCGTTCCGATACCTGATCCAGCGATACACATAAGCATCAGCGTCAGGCATGGGGGGTATTTCGAGCGCGTTTGGTGGATTATACTCTTCTTCGAGAGAAATTTCAAGTGTTTCCTCAAGAGTATTGTCGGGAGCCTTAAACAACTTCGACTTCATTACAGAATCTCCGTGTATTGCGTAGCAGTTTGAAGAGCGCGCTCCCGCTTTGCTTTCTCACGCGCATAAGTTTGAATATCGATTCCCATCTGATCGGCGAACCGTCGGTCTTCGGGCGTAATGACCACGCGAACCTTGCCGTTGGTGGGGGCAACCGACGCCCTGTTCTGGACTGTGGGCGAGGCAGTGGGGCGGGGAGGGGGAGCCGCAGCCTGCTGGAACTTGTGGGGAAACTCGTTCCGGATGCGCTTGTCGAGTTCCTCAAAGTAGTCAGGATCGCTGGGCTGGTAGCCTTCCTGCACCATGGCTTGGTCGATGGCGAAGGCGGCGGCTGTCATTACGC